GATGTGTAATGGGGAAGGCCATTTATATTTTTGAAGAGAATTTTATCATTGAAGTCATGATTGAAGATACAGACGTGATAGTGAGGGCGGCCACGCCAAGGATAGAAGTTTTTGCAGCCTTCGGCATAGCAGAATTTTTCTGATTTATTACAGAAGAAACAGGTTTCGCCATATTCACCGCAATAGAGAAAGCGGATGCCAGAGCCGAATTTTTTTCTAAGACGTTTTAAGAAACGAGTTACTTCGGACTTAGGGCCCTTTTCAAGGGAGTAAGGATTTGGGCGAGTGTTTTTATATTCATCATTGAGAGTAAGAGTAAGCCAGCAGTTATTCCAGTGGAGAGAAGCTTCGTGCATACAGCGAACAGACCATTCGCGGGATTTTGCGAGGCGGCAGCCAATACAACGCCCGCAAGGGAGTTCGAGAGGGATATAGGAATGTTTGGAGTTTTTAGGAAGGCTGAAGACAGGCTTTCCGCCTAATATAGCGTGCTGGTAAGCACTTAAGGGGTGATAGCAAGGCAAAGTATTACCTCCGGTGAGATAGTATTACAGACGCAGGCCACCACGTTGAGGAGCAGGGGCCATGTTGATGGCTTTGGTCTTGGAGACGCCCCGCTTGAACTGCCGGGCATGACGGCGGGGGTGTTGGCTGGGACGGAACATGGGGTGTCCTCGGTTGGGTTGGGTTGGGTAAGGTGGTTTGTACCACCTGGCACAGTTGACATCAAGTAAGGGAACTGTGCCGAGGGGGTTGACCCCGACGCCTGAAAGCCCGCTGACGGGGGCCGGTCTGCAGACCGGAATACGTCAGGAAGGGCCGGCGAGGGGTCATGGCGCGCTTATTGGGGAGAGGGAGTGGGGGAGGTAGCTTGAGGCGCGCCGGAAGCCCCTGAGGGGCTGGGAGGAGCGTTCACGAGTCCGAGGCGAACCGCTTCATCGCGATTCGCCGGATTGGACAAGAACGACAAAAGGGCCTGAGGGGACTGGTTGAACCGATCCCGGATGCCCGAGGGAAGCGCCGCGAACTGATCGCGTGCGCGGTGAACGGCGTTGAGAGCCGTCTGGAAGTCGACGATCTCCGAGAAATCGCCGTACTGGGGCAGCTGGGGATTCTGGGGCATCGTCCCGACGAGCCCGAACCGTTGCACCAGGACGTTGATATCGGCCTCGTCCTTGAATTGCTGCTGAGCGAGCGAGGGATCCTCGCACCGAAGACCGGTCGCGAGAGATACTGCGTCCTGATCGTAGTTGGGAAGTGAATTGCGGGTCATTTCATGTAACTCCTGATGATTGAGGAAACACCCTTTGCAGAGTTGGCGAGACCGCCGACGAAACCCCCGGCCTTACCGAAGCCGCCGAGGGTATCGTAGAAGTCGCTTTCTGCCTTAGCGCCCGAAAGGCCATACTTGGCCGCTTGAGCTTCCGAGGCAGCACGCGAGATATTGGAACCCTGGGTTCCCTGCTTGAGCAGATTGTCGAGAGTGATTCCCGACGTACGAGCGATGATTTCTTTCGCCGCCTGATCGAGTTGCTTTGCCGAGCTTGTGGACTGGGCTGTATCCGCTTCCATCTTGGCTTGGCGGTAGACCTGGAGAGCCGTTTCCGACCTGGTGAGATCGGTCTGGGCTTGGACCTGTTGAGTATCGGCCTGCATCTTTTCCATGCCGGTAATTGCCTGCATGGCCGAAACAGCCGAGCCGGTTGCCGACGCGCCGACATTCTCCATGCGACCCGCTGCACCAGCTGCTGAGCTGGCACCGCCCTGTGAATAGGCGAGCATGGGATTGAGGCCGGCCGCTTTCATGTCAGCCGTACCCCGTTGCCACGAGGTATTGGACATGCGCTCTTGAAAATCCATCTGCTTCTGCGCCTGCTGGGCATTGGCGGCATTCTGTTCTTTCGCGCCCAGGTAGCCGGCAGCGGCACCGCCGAGACCGCCGAGACCGCCCAGCGCTTGGGCAGCCTCTTTGATCCCGGTAATCCACTGCGTCGGCAGCTGCTCGACCTGCTGGCCGCCGCCACCAGATCCGAAGCCACCGAACAGAGAACCCCAGTCGATGCCGCCTGAGGAGTCGTCCGGGCCGAACCATTTGCCCTCGTCCGCCTCGTCCGCGTAGCCCGCGTGCCACATGCCTTGAATGCCCTTACCGACCGAGCCACCGATCCCCGGCCCGACGCCGGGAATGATCGAACCGATGGCCGAGCCGATAGCAGGAAGGAACTTATGGGCCAGTTCCCCGATGCCTGAAAAGAAGCTCATACGCTGAGCCTCAGAAGTGGTCGATCATGCCGGGCACCGAGTAAACAGGCATCGGACGCGCCGCCAGAGTGTCGAAGAACATGTCGCACAAGAACTGTTGACCGTTGGCAGCCGCGCCGACGGCAACAACTCGATCCACAGGAGGCCGGTCCTCGATGAAGCTCGCCGCCAGAGTGGGGGCAGAAGTGAAGCGCTGCGACAGGTGCCAATTGTCGAGGGTTCCCGACGAAGTGCTACGGAAAAGCCCGGTGATCTGGGAAGGGTTGTACCGGTACTCGGCCCACCGTTCCTGATAGCCGAAGACCAAGTCATCGTTGAGCGGGTCGCCGGTTGCATAGATCTCCTTGTTCAAGACGGCTTGTTCGCCGAGCGCCTGAAAGACGGGAAAGTAGAAGTCATACCGCGTGCGCCGCGACCACATCTTGCGAATGCCCTGCTGATACGTCAGGTCCGCACGAACCGACACGAGGCCGAGGATGTAGCCATGCTCCGTGGCCGAGTAGTTGAAGCCGTGTTGGCCGAGAGCCGTTCCCATGGCGCCGAGCGTGCCAAGAGGAGTCGCGTCCGCGTCGGTCCGTTGGGTCTGAGCGATGGGGTTGATCGTCACCGCGCTCGACCCCCCGCCGAGATACTCCGGCCGCTGCAACCGAGCATCGGGACTGATGACGCCGAAGTGAGAACGGACGATCTCCGTGTAGCGTGAACCGCCGCGCGCCTCGCGCTCTTGAAACCGCTGGATCTGAAACGCTTGCCGCAGTTCGTTGATGGTGGCCGCAGTCGCCAGAGAGAGATCCGCGAACAGGGTCCCGTTCGGAGCAAGAAAGGCGTCCACGCCGCCCACCTGCATCTTGCCGCCACCGGCAGAGGCCCAGGCGCCATCGAGCGCGCCGGTACCGTCGGCCTTGTAGCCAATGGCAGTAAGCCCACCGGCCACATTCGACACCACTGGAGCCGAACTACCGAGAGGAAGGGGCACCGACTCGCCCTTCTGGGGCCAGGGAAGGCAGGAGGTGAAGTAGTCGTGACGTTTGCCCCGACGCTGGAGGGAAAAGTTCGTGGACATGTTGGCCTGCTGATCGCCAGTGCCGACCACGAGCGCCGGTTGCAGGTTCTCGTCGCGGAACCATTCGTTCCAAATCAGGTTGTAGGCGCGGAACGGAAGCGCATTGGCATAGATCCGCTGCCCGGCCGCGACCTGCCCGGTCACAGGCAGACCGAAATAGTCGGCCATCGAGCCGACCGGTTCACCACCGGCCACGCTCTGCACCTGGGGAACGAGGAAATCGATGGAGTCGCCGGGCGAAGCGCGCTCGCCCATGAACTTCATCCAGTTCGTCCACACCAGACGGCACGGCACGAAGAAGAAGAACGAATCCAAGTACATGTTGTCCATGATCGGATTGATGGGCGTCGCCAGACGAGCGAACGCGGTCATCTTGACCTTCATGGTGTCGCCGGGCAGCACCTCGTCCACGTACACCGGAATGAGCAGGCCGGAGTCGAAAGTGGTCTTGTGGCTCTTCTGGATGCGGAACTGAGAACGAGGCACCTGCGCCTGAGGTGCGATGGCGAATTGATGGACGTCGGCCGAACGGTTGCGGAACATCAGTTGGTCTCCTTGCAGTCGCGGCCACGCATGACCACGCGTTGTTGGATCGGGGTGAAGTGGCCGGTCTCGTCGTCGAACTCGCCGATGTGGACCAGCTCGTAATCGTCTGGATGCTTGAAGTAGGGATTGTCTTCCGCGGACCGATTGACTTCGTCGCGGAAGGAACGAACGACGGCGCCGATGGACTGGCCGAACATGGGACGGCCGAAGCCCTCGCCGACACGGTCATACACGGAGAACGCTTGCAGCTTCATAGAGTCCTTTTCAAGATGGAGATTTTCGCTTTGAGCACTTCTGCTTTTACCAGCAGACGCTCAGGGGAGTTGTCTTCTGCGCGGTCCCGGCCGCGCTCTTGTCTGGGGAAGGTGAAATCCTCGTCGAAGTATTCGTTTCCTCGTTTCTCGAGTTTGTCATAGTACCTGGGGGGCTTGCTCTCTCGTCCGCGTGGATCCACAAGACGGTCCTCGTGATAAATATCGTCTCTGTACAGCTTGAACCAGTTCGCGCCAATACCGGGCTTGAGTGACATCCGAACAAATTCAGGAGTGCGACGAGTAATGACGCCATCAGCATCGACCGACGAATAATGAGCGTCCGCGGCTTTGCCAGTGACTTTCTTGATGCAATACCGAGCTGTATACGCCGCGGATTGAACAGTGAGATCTCCGACGGTGGTGTTACCGAGGGGCCAGAGGGAATCGAGCAATGCGCTCGAGTAAATCCAGGGAGATCCATTTGCCGTGGATTGTTGCCAGTGTCGCCGGTCGGTGAAGCCGAATCCGAAGATGCACGCATGGTAATGAGGCCGGAGGTTTAGCTCGCCATACTCGCCACACATGAAAAAGCGCACTTGGGAGGGTCGAATAGCACGCCGGAGTCGTCGCATGAAGCTCTGAAAATCGGCGTACCGAAGCGACCCATCAGAAGGAAGGTGCGCATCTGAATATGTGAGAGTGATGAAGGAATTG